CGATGAAACGCAAAACAAATACTCTTCTAATGACACTTTGTTTTGTTGCATATGCACAAATGTCTAAAACGGAAACAGAATAAAAAAGAGCCTTGCGGCTCTCTTTTTTTGCTTATTTTTTCAGATACTCGTTATTTCCGCCGATTACATTGCCGTCTGTGTCGAGTTCGTCCCACAGATGTCTTCCTTTTCCACTGTTTCTCCACTGCCCGAAGCCGCTGTATTTGCCGTAGTCAAGCCATTCGCGGACTGCCGGCTCTAACTTTTCGTCGAACAGCAGAATTGTGAACTCGACGGAAGAACCGGCGGGAAGAGTTTCCGACGCGGCAAGGGCTGTTCTTTCGCCTGTCGCGCCGCTTGTCCTCAGCGGTCGCTCGCATATGCCAAGCTCGCCGTTGACTTTATACGGTGCGAAACGCGGCTCGACAAAAATCAACTTATCAATGACCTTTTTGTAAGCCTTGATTTTGGCTGATTCCGTCGTTTTGACGCGGGAAAGTCCTCCGCAGGCATCCTTAAACGCGCCCTTTATCTGGTAATCCCAAACGCCGGGCTTGCCGTTCTGTTTGGGGAAGACCGTCACGCCTTTGTCTTCCTCGTTTTCGATTGCTTCTATTTCATCCTCTGTGTCAAGCGAGTCCGGTGCTTTGCTTGCTATGTACTCGCTATAGATTTTCTCACTTGATGGGGACGAGCCTAACACTTCTTCCACAAACGTCAAGCGAACTTTCAACTGCTTTGCTACAAAATCTGCCATTTTTTATTCCTTTCTTTTCCTTTTCACTGCTTTTCCATCTATTAATTGCAGTGCCATTTCATTGCTTCTCTTGGCACTCTGAGCGAATCAGCGCCCTGCTTATCCTTTGCTTTCCCATGCTATTGGTGCAGTGCTATTCCACTGCTTCTCTAATCCTTGCCAACTGTGCGATGCCGTTTCTCTGCTTTTCCATGCATTACTAGTCCCCGCGTAGCTTCGCCAATCCGTTGCCATTCTGTTTTTTCAGTTTTCTTCCATCACCTCCTTAATTTTCGCCGACACAACATCCGCCGCCAGCAGCTCGAGGGCGTATTCGGGCGGTTGCGTTTCGCCCATATCCCACCCTTCGACGGTTCTTTTGCCGATTAGGTAGTTTCGGGCAAACTCCACCTGCGTTAATCCGCTGATTTCGCGGACTTTAGATGCGGTGAAGCAGCGCGAAAGCTCATAAATGATGCTCAAAATTTTGATGGGTGCGTCTCCGCTGCCGTCGGCAGGATAGCATTCCTGCGGCAGGCTGCCGCCTGCCTCTGTAATATACTCATCAAGTGATGAGCAGTCCTCCGCGTCGATGCGGAGTCTGTGGAAATCCGATAATAACATAATTGATACCTCGCTTTACTCGATAATTTTGTATATTTCGACTGTGTGCTCAAATTCCGGCAGTGTTTCGTTATCCTCTCCGAGTGCTGTGAGAATTTTAGATGCCGCGCGGAGGAAATTCTGGCGGTCGCAGAACATATAGTAGCCGCCGGTGAGGTCGTAAATCTCGCACTCATCGGGCGAGAGATAATAATCATTTGGTTTGTTCATAATTTCGCCGAGGTTGTAAACCTCAGCATCGTCATAGTCGAGGATTTCAGGGGAATCTCCAAGGATTCCGACGAGGTTCTCAAAGACTTCCTTTGCCTTTTTGGCGCGCAGAGCTTCTATCTCTGCTTGTGTTGTAAGCTTTTTCATGATGGGCAACTCCTTTTTTCTAATTTATGATACCTCCGGACGGAGGGAACGCGCTAAACCTAAACCCTGTTTTATAGCCGACTTTTCAGATTTCCACGCCGAGAATTTCTGCGGCTTCTTCGTACATTCTTTCCCAGTTTTCGTTCACGGCGGCATCAATTACTTTTTCCTTGTCCTCGATAACTTCAAGAGCCTTTTCATAAAGCAGGTCTTCATTCTCATATTTAGCCCTATCTATCAGTTCTTCGGTGAAATCTTCTTCCCACTCGTCTTGGCAGCTTATCATAAACGCCAACTCTTCGTTGGAGTAATCAGCCAAATTTCTTTTCATGTCATCTTCCTGCTCGATTTCGTACTCTTCGCCATCAATGGTGATGGCTTCAGTGTCCTCGTCGATTTTCATTTTTTTAAATTCTGGGCATACGTGGAAATAGTCGTTATTAAAGGTGATGTATTTCTTGTACTCGTATGCTACGAGCTTTTTTGTGCCATCTTTGAGGGCGATGTAGTAAATCATGATGTTCTCCTTAATTTTTGATTGATACCTCCCTCCGCCGGAGGGAACGCACCGAGCCTAAACCCTATTTATAGCCGCTCGGTCGGCTTGATTAAAGGGCCGCCCCCTCCGGGAAACAGTCGCTTTTTGCCAGCTTTTCGATGAGCTCTACTTGTGTCATGTGGTAGCCGGGTTCGGCGAGTCTCTTAATCGTGTGAGCGTAGCTGTGCTCGTCGTCGTAGTAGTCGTTTTTCTCGTCGTCGTCATATTTCTCGTGATATTCGCCGATGATGTCGAGCGCGTAGTCCTTAAAGACGTAGCACTTTTGTGCGAAAATGTCGTCGATGAGGCGGAGAAAACCGTATCTTTTAATAGCTTCCTCGGCTGTGATTCGCTTGCCCTGGTCGATGATGACCTCCTTGGCGAGCTCGGCGAAGGAGTAGGAGAAGCGGAGCTCAACCGCACTGCTGTGCTTGGTTTCGAGGAGCTCTCGGAGTTCGATTCCCCCCTCCGCGTCCTCGTCGACTACTTTGAGGAGGTTTCCGCTCTCAGCGACGTAAGCGGAAAGGAGGTCGTCGGCGGGCTGCGTGTTGAGAATGATGTGGAGTTCGGAAGATGACTCAAAAGCTATCTCGTAGCCGTCGACACCTCCGTCAGTCGGGAGGTCGTCGGGGCGGCGTGAGCGGCGAGAATGGGAATCTTCCCATTTGTCGATTCTCGCAGCTATAAAGCGAGCATCTTCTTCTGCTTCGTCGAATCCGTAGTAAGCTTTGGTCTCACCGTCGTAGGGGTAGTCTTCGTGGAGGAGAGCGATTCTCACCGCCCAGCTTTTGGGTTCTTCCGGCTCGTTGTCGGGCTGGTAGCTGTTAGCCACCCAGTCGAGGTCTTCGTATGAGTATTCCTCGCCGTCGATGATGTAGGTCTGGTCTTCGGTGGCTTCCGCTCCTGCCCACTCGATAGCTTCGTCGAGAGTGAGGTTTTCTCCGCCGAGAACTGAATAGAGGGTTTTTCCTGTGTTTTTGTCTATAAGCTTCATAATGTTCTCCTTTTCGTTCTTTTCTTTACACCTACATTATACCGCAAAATCCGCGGTTTGTCAATAGGTTTTGCAAAAGTTTTTTATTTTTTTTGATTTATTTTTGAGCTTATTTTTCGACGACGTTTGTGATTACGTCGTCTTCGATTTCCTCCGTCCCCTCATCGGAAAAGGTGACGAGGACGGAAAAGCCGGACGGAATTGCCCGGTTGAAATAACTCCACACGTTGCCGTCCTCGGTGACGATGTAGCCGCAGCCGCTGTTGACGGCGGTATATGTGCCGCTCTGGTAACGCTCCTGCTTGATGGGGGAGCAGGAAACAATGCCCAACAGGATGATGAGCGTCAATGTTGTTATTTTTTTCATGATTGTTCCCTCTGTTTCAGTTGGCGCAAATTTTGATACGCTCTCGCGCTGATGCACGGGCTTTCGGAGATTGATTTGATATACTTCTCGAGCTCGGCGCGGTCTGCGAATCCTCGGTTGATTCTCGCGCGGTACGTCGCGCGGACGCATTCGCGGATTGATTTGTGGGCGTGTGACATGATTGATACCTCCGTTTCGCTCTTGCTCTTCAGAGCCGGACTTTTACCGGCTGACGAATCCCGCCGAAGCGGGAGATGATGTTATTTTACTAACGGCTTTGTGCGAATTGTATAGTAAAAGTTGGTGTCGAAGTAGTCAACCATTGCATTTGATTCGTCGTACCTGTACGCGTTGATGATGGAATTCACTTTTTTGATGATTTCCATCGTTTGCGGGGTGTATACCGTGTATTTATCGAGATGATATTGATTCAACTCGTTCTCGATTTCCGCTTCGCGATGGTATTCCGAGGCTGCCGCGCTGATTCTGATTTTCTCCTGTTCCTCGGCTGATGTCTTGCGGCTGTAGTAGTCGCTGATTGATATTGTTTGACTTTTTCCGTCCTCGTCCTCGTAGTAAATCCAGCTTGCGGACGTGGGAATACGATAATCGGCGGCGAACTGCTCCTTTGTGACGTATGCGGACGCAGGGAGCGAAAGCGTGACGGTGATTGACTGCCCGCCGCTGTAAGTTTTACAGCGCACGGATGCGCCCTTAATACCAGCCGCTTTGATGTCCTCGCGGATTGCTTTTGATAAGTCCGCGCCGTAGAGGTGTTTATCAGACTTTGAGCCGTAGACCGCGCCGCCGCCGAGATAACCGTCAGTGTAGACCGTCGCACCCTCTGTCTTTTCTCCGGTGATGTCCTCGCCGTCTCTGTCGTTTGTGATGATGGCGTTGATAAGGTCGCACTCCTGCGCGTAGCCGTACCAGCACGCCTTAATATGATTCCATCTCATCTTGAGAGCTTTCAGCGCGTCGAGAGTTGCGCGGGACGGCTTGCCGTCGAAATAAACCTCGCGACTGTTAAACTGGGGATTTTCTCTGATTTCGTAGTTTGTCATGATTGATTCCTTTCTTTGCTTCGCTTTCGGCTGTCGGGGTTTGTGACCGTCTGCCGGACCGCATTAACGGGGTTTCCCCCGCCACTCTGCTTAGATTGCCTTGTAATTCGATTCTGCTATATTTCTACGTGCTCGGCGATATAAATAAAAGTTTGACCTTTGTGCACTTCCAAGATGATAAAATGTGTCCAATCGGGATTAAATTTACCGCATTTTTTTCTGTCGTCGTCGATATTGGCATCGCTTTTTGCCATCGCGCCGAGGGTTTCACCCCATTTGAGGGATTCAGGATGGTTTTCAAGGAAAATTTCGACGGCCTTATGAGCATCTGCACATTCGATTAGCATTTCTGTTTCTTTTCTCATTTTCATGATTCCTTTCGATTTTAATTTGGCTTTCCGCGACCCCTTGCGGGGTTTCGGCTGGGTGCCGTCCAGCCATCATCGGGCGGAGGTTAGTCTGCGATATGATATTCGACGTATATATAGTTCGTCGTGTCCCAACGGGGTCGGAGAATGATGTAGCCTTCGCCAAACTTACCCTTGTAAGATTCGACCTTTCCGGCTGACTTGCGGGAGATGTAGCCGCGGCGGCTGGCGATGTGGTGGAGCTTAATTGTGTTGGTGATTTCTTCAATGGTTTTCATTTTCTGTTCTCCTATCAATACATTTTTATTTAGTTTTAAAGAGCTTCGGGAGGATTTTTTGCTCTCTCCCTTTGACACTTATATTATATCACTATTTGCGCAAATAGTCAATAGGTTTAACGCAAATATATTAAATAATATTACACAAATATAATGCATATGTTTTGTACAAATAGTATATTGACATTTGCGTTTTGGACGTGCTAAAATTGAGGAAAAAAAGGAGGTGCAACAATGGCAGAGTTTGACGCTACAAAATACGCAAACGACTACATAAAGCAGTCATATGACCGCATTAATTTAACGACCGAAAAAGGAAAAAAATCCCAGTGGACGGAGAAAGCCAAGGCGGCGGGGCTGTCGCTCAACGCTTATATTACAAGAGCGGTCGACAACTATGCAGGGATAGAGGATTTTACAAAGGTAGAAGAAAGAGCGAAAGAAGAAGCGCGGCGGGAAGTCCTGGCGAGAGTTGCGGACGCGCTAAAGCCGGACAAGCCGTCGGAAAAATCGGACTTTGACGAGGACATAAAAAAGCGGTTGCAGGGTCTTATATAAGCAAGAGTAGGGGGCGCAAGCCTCTTTTCTTTTTGCTGTTAATAATTCAGACATAATTTGCTCGCGATCCACACTTGACAAACGTATAGTTTAGTGCTATAATCAATCACGGGGGAGGGGGGGAGAGGAAGAAAAGGAAGAAGAAGGAAAACAGCCTTAATATATCACTATTACCAATATAGTTATATTATAGTAATAAATGGGATTATGTTAATATATAATATTATTGTTATAATATAGTTATATAATAAATTAAATGGGAGGGAGAAAGTGAAGTGAAAGTTGAGCATATTGCAGACTTTGAGACGGCGGAAGAACTTACAGTTGTAGAACAACCGAAAAAGAAGCGGAAGAAGCAAGGGAGACGCACAACAACAAATCGAGCTTTAGTCGAGCGTAATCGTGTGACAAATGAACTTAACCACTGCACAGAGCCGTACAGTGAGAAAACGACAGAAAACAATCCAAATACGCTTATCGCTCTTATGGAGCTTTACAACCTCTCTCCGATAGACCTTGACAGCCCAGAGGAAGTAGAAACTCGTTGCGCAGATTATATAAAATGGTGCGCAAAGTTCGATGCGCTCCCCTCCTTTTCCTCTCTCGCTCTTGCGTTGGGGGTCGACCGCATCACGTTGTTAGAGTGGGGGACTAAGTCTCGTATAGGTCAGCCACATTCTCGCATCATCAAAAGGGTTAAGGCGTTAATTACATCAAACACGATTTTAAAAGGTGCTGACGGCTCTCTCAATCCCGTATACGCGATGTTTTTACTTAACAACAGTTCGCAAGGCTTTTCAAACAATACGCGCTTAGAGGTCGCACAGACACCCACAGAGCAAATCGACGCACCAAAACTTGATGACGTAATAGAGATATACGACAGCAGGGACACAAGCGACGCATAAGACGCGCCACAAAGCCACGAGAGCGATATATTCACGGTTTTGCGGCAGGGCAGGGAAGGGCTTAGTTAAGCGTATAAAGCATTATGAGAGCGTACAGACACACCCAGACAAACACATATCCAATTAGGCAAAATGAAGATTTTGTATAATTCGGGGAAGAGATGCCCGATATGCGACACTGGGTGGTTGACGGCTGTTGTGGGGGGGCGCGTGTTAGTCTCCCAAATATCCGCAAGAAATAAAAAGACGTTTAGAACAGCATCGGTCGAAAGTGAAAGATAGACCCGAAATACCACCGTATGATTCAGAACTGCAAATGCTGTGTTTTTCAAGGTTTCTGTTATTCATAAAATCTTTTATAGTATGCTCGTTCTCCTTGTATTCAACGATTGTGTATGAAAGAACCGTTGTTGTTTTAAGCGTCTTTTGAAAAATTCGCGCAGAAACAAAAAAGACCTCCGAGGTGTGTATGAGATATGTCGATATATACGTTTTCGGAGGTTTTATCGAAGATAGCGGAGTTGGGTATTGGCAAACATTGTTGAGGTATGGCAAGCATGAGAAATACATTAGCGGAAGAATTGCCGGATGGAATTCCATACGGTGTACAATGGTTGCTATAGCCGAAGGGCTGAAAGCATTGAAAGAACCGTGTAATGTTACGGTATACACTCAATGCGACTTTATCCCGAAAACGTTTGAGGTCGGATGGAAGAGGAAAAGCAATCTTGATTTGTGGATGGTAATAGATGATTCTGCGGCTGTTCACACGGTACAGTATAGGTGGTATCAGAAGATAAAATCTGTATTTCGTGATTATTTCAGGCGAACGGAAGAGGTGAACGAGAATGGAAGCACTGCAAGCGGAGATAATAGCGGGCGAACACACTGATAGGCGTTATCTTGACGTAGCGGAAAATATTCTTTCTCACATCAAAGCAGAGCCTGAGAACATGAAACATTATACGGCATTGTATTCGGTGCTGTCTTCGATGAATAACTGCGCTGAAAAGTGGCGGTATTCCGAGACTTTGAAGAGATATTGCACCGAGCGAATTATACAAAATAAATCGAAAGACGCAAGTTCTCTTTTTAAGGCTGTGCTTTTGCTTGAAGCGCAGGGGCTAAGGCTCGACAGCTATATGCAGTATATAGAGCTTCAGCGAGAGCCGGAGAAAAGATTCTGGATTCCGCGAAGAAAGCAGCTTGAACCTGTCTGCCGCGCAATGCAAAAGCTTGTGGACGGAGAACTTGACATATTGTCTATATCTGTTCCGCCCGGTTGCGGCAAAAGCACGCTTGAAATTTTCCTGCATTCGATGATGATAGGCGCGTTTCCCGATAGTTGTTCCCTTGCTTCGGGACATTCGGGAACGCTTACTAACTCAATATATGACGGCGTAAACAGCATTCTGTCAGACCCTGATTATTTATGGCACGACGTGTACCCTGCCGCAGGCACGATTATAACCAACGCAAAGGAACAGACAATAGACCTCGGCAAGAAACACCGCTTTTCGTCTCTTACCTGCCGTGCTATAGGTGCTTCCCTTACAGGTGCTACACGTTGTGAAAAGCTTCTGACCGCCGATGACCTTGTGTCGGGTATTGAGGAAGCATTGAGCATTGAACGACTTGACAAGCTTTGGACGGCTTACACGAACGATTTGAAGTCGAGAAAGAAACTAAACTGCAAAGAACTGCACATTGCTACAAGATGGTCGGTGCATGACCCTATAGGAAGACTGCAAACAATGTACGCGGATTCTCCGAAAGCTCAGTTTCTCGTAATGCCTGCGGTTGATGAAGACGGCGAAAGCAATTTCAATTACCGCTATGGTGTCGGCTTTGATAAGGAATACTTCGAAGACATGAAAAACAACCTCGACGATTGTTCGTGGCGGGCTTTGTTTATGAATCAGCCGATAGAGCGCGAGGGACTTCTCTACAACGAGGACGAACTCAGACGTTATTTTGAACTTCCCTCGGATTCGCCGGACGCTGTTATATCTGTGTGTGACACAAAGGACAAAGGAGTGGACTACTGTGTAATGCCTATTGCTTACCAGTATGGCAATGACTTCTACATCGAAGAAATAATCTGCGACAACAGTAATCCCGAAATAGTTGAAACAAGGCTTGTTGAGGTTCTTTTACGGCACAAAGTCAAATTGAGCCGCTTTGAATCAAACTCTGCGGGCGGAAAAATCGCGGAAAAGGTTCAGAAAGAGGTAAAATCTCGTGGCGGCATAACGAGAATCACTACAAAATATTCGACAGCAAACAAGGCTACGCGAATTATAGTTGATTCTCCATTTGTCAAAGAGCATTTCCTTTTCAAGGACAACAGCGTTATAAAGAACAATAAAGAGTATAAACGCGCTCTCGGTATGCTTTGCAGTTATACTATGGCGGGAAGAAACGCACATGACGATGTACCCGACGCATTCTCAATGCTTTCAGACTTCATTCAATCATTTGAGACGCAGACGGTAAGAGTAATACAAAGACCTTATTGAGGTGGCTATGGAAGATGAGAAACACGCGCACCGTCTCAAGTACGTCAAAGAAGACGCGCTTATTATAATCAACGAGATTTTAGAGCGTGGTAATGACGTTAAAATAAAGAAATCGCGCGAAGAGGTCACTATACTTGAAATAACCGCTTCGAGAAAAGCTAAATACACTATAAAAACGCTGTAACAATCGGGTTGCAGTAAGAGCCGATAGGGGCTATTCGTATGGAAAACATACGGGTAGTCCCTATTTTTGTTTACACGGAGGTTTTTCACGTGCTTGAAAATGATATTGTTCGCCTTACTACTTGTGATAGCCTTCATGGTCGGCGAAAGATACTAACGAACAAACAAAAAATAACCAACGACAACGTTGTGTCCGTGCTTGAAAATTCGCTCGGCTTCGACAGCGCAAATGTCGCGGAAATAAATTACTTATATGACGTTTATCGCGGAATAATGGATATCCGCTATAAAGACAAATCCGTAAGACCCGACAACAACAACAAGGTCACTATCAACCTTCCGAACAAGATAGTTACTTTTAAATCCTCGTTCTTCCTCAGTTCTCCCATTCAGTATGTAGCGGCGAACGGAAAAGAGGATATATCCGACAAGGTAGCTTATCTGAACGTTCTTATGACTTCCGAGGGAAAAGAATCAAAGGACAAAGAGTGCTCCGACTGGATGCACATCTGCGGAGTTGAACCGAGGATGGTTCTTCCCGACCCCGACAACGAGAAAGACGGCAGTCCCGCAGCTCTTTATTCCCTTGACCCGAGAGAAGCGTTTGTTATCTACTCTTCGGGCATTGGCAGAAAACCTCTCGCGGGTGTACTGAAACAGTACGACGAGGACGATAACCTCATTTACTACGTTTATGTGCCGGAAGGAAGATACACCGTAAAGGGTAACGATATTGCGGACTGGCTTGCTTACGACTTCGGGCGCGTTCCGATAGTGGAATATCCGCTGAATGAAGCTCGTTTAGGAGCGTTTGAGACGGTTCTCTCGCCTATCAACATGATAAACACTCTTGAATCCGCTCGTGTTGACAATGTTGTTGACTTTGTGAACGCCTATGACGTGTTCCAAAACTGCGAAATCGACGAGAACACATACAAGGAGCTTGCAAGGGGCGGTCAGTGTATCTGCATCAGAAGCGGTCAGGGAACGGAAGCAAAGGTTTACCGCATATCCTCCGAAATCTCTCAGACGGGCGTTCAGACGGAAATAGACGCGCTGTATGACTACATTGATGAAATAACGGGTATGCCGACAAGAGCCGGAGATTCAGCCGCGGCAGACACGGGCATGGGAACGAGATTCCGTAACGGTTGGCAGGACGCTTCCGCGAGAGCCAACGACACTGAAAAGCTATTTGCGCGTTCGGAAAGAGAGATTTTGAAGCTGATTCTCAAAATCTACAAAGACAAGGGTGTTCTCGACCTTGACCCGAACGATGTTAAGATTCAGTTTACCCGCGAAAACCTCACCGACATTCAATCGAAAGCACAGGTTCTTTGCGAACTGCTCAACAACGAAAAGGTTCATCCGCGCGACGCTTACGACATTTCCGGCTTGTTTACAGATGTAGAGAATGCATACCAGCGCGGTATGGAGTGGTATGAAGAAGCACAGTCCGAGCTTGAAAACAGCTTAGAAAAGGAGCTTGAGAATGCAAGAACGGTACATAACGACGGACAGAGCGATAGAAATACTGCGGAAGAAGACAATACGGCGGTTTGAAAAAGCTAAGTCCTCAATAAGACTTGCTAAATTCGACGAGCTTCACGTTATAAAGACCGTCGCGACGCTTTACAAGAACCTTGATAACGATTTTCGGGACACGATGTTAGAACTTGCCTTTGCCATATATGAAGAAATAGGCGAAGAAGTAAGCCGATACGGTTACAAGGACATCGGAAAAATTTCCGCAAAAGCAAAAAAAGCCCTTGTCGAGACTGTCCTCTCGTCTCCGAATTCCGTAACAAAGTACGAATACGAGAATGAAGTCTTAAGAAAGCGCGACAGGCTTTCAGAAGCTCTCAGGACACGTTCAGACGCTAACAGCGAGTGGAGACGTGCAGTAAGCCTATGGTCGAATATGACCGCCCAATACGCCGATATAGTGACTGACGAGACGGCGCTCAGAGCATACAAGGACGCGGGAGTTGAGTATGTGGTGTGGGTAACGCAAGAGGACGAAAAGGTGTGCGAGATTTGCAAGCCGCTTGACGGAAAAATATTCCCTATTAACGAAGCGCCCGACAAGCAACACTGGCATTGCAGATGTTACCTCGCACCTATAGAAAGAAAATAACGGATATACGGCTCATGCCTTAATATATCAGCGGCAGAGAAGTCGCTTTATAAAATTCGCAGGCTGCGGAGATGCAGTATAAAAGCGCAAAAAATATCAGGTCAGAGAAGACCGAAAAACGCAAGGAGAATTAATTATGCCTAACATTGACACCTCAACAATCGAAGGATTCGACACAATGAGCGCGGAAGACCAGGTCAAGGCTCTTCTCGGACTTGATATCCCTGAAAAAGTCGACTTATCGGGATATGTAAAGAAAGAACTGCTTGACAAGACCGCATCTGACCTCGCGGCGGCAAAGAGAAGCCTTAAAGAGAAAATGACCTCCGAAGAAGCGGCTAAGGCTCAGTCCGACGAAGCAATGAAGGAACTTCAGGACAAATACAATGAACTGCTGAAAAAGACCTCTATTGCCGAGAACACCGCTAAATACCTGGAAGTCGGATACTCTCCCGAACTTGCAAAGTCTACCGCAGAAGCAATATTCAACGGTGACATGGACGCGGTTCTCGAAAACCAGAAGAAATATAACGCCGAATGTGAAAAGAGGTTCAAGGAAAATATTGAACGCGGGCTTCATCCGAACGGTGGGAGCAACACTGAAAAAGACAGTCCTGAAATTGCTCTCGCTAAGAAAATCGGCAAACGTACCGCAGAAGCTAATCAAGTCAATAAGAAAGCACTTGAACATTATATGAAGATTTAAAAGGAGATAGAAAATGAAGGTAAAAGAAACAAAGTCCGGCAAGATGTTCACTATTCTTGCGACTAATAACTACAATGCAATTCCCATTACAGTGGGTGGCACATCCCTTGTTAAAGCCGGAACTCCGCTCACAGCAGACGGCACAGCTCCCACAAGCGGTGTTACGGGTGCTGTAGGCGTACTTCTTTATGACGTTGACCCGACAGTCAATCCCAACGGTGCAATCGTTGTACAGGGCGTTATAGACGGTGTTAAAGCAAAGGCTCACTCCGGCATAGACATTTCAACTCTTGGCACTGCTGTTTCGGGACTTGTTATAAGAACCGACACAGAGACTAACGTTTAATTTGAAAGGAGACTTGAATAATGAATCTTAGCGAATTTATCACGCCGCGCGTAATTGCAGCCAACTATGAGCAGACAGCCTCTAACAGAATTCCATATTTCGGCGAAGGACTTTTCCCTGCCGAAAAGAAGACAGGACTGCGTCTTGCTTGGGTAAAAGGATACGGTGGACTTCCTGTTTCTCTCGCTCCTTCAGCTTTTGACGCTCAGGCAACTTATCGTGAGATTGGCGAACTTTCAAGATTCGAAACAGAAATGCCTTTTTTCCGCGCAGCTCATAAGCTCTCTGAAAATGACATTCAGGAATTCCTTCAGGTGCGAGATTCTAATGAACCTTACGCACTGGCTATACTTAATCGCACTTTTGACTATTTAAGAGACCTCATTGACGGCGCTCACGTTGTCTCTGAACGTATGAGAATGTCTCTTCTTTTCCCCGAAAGTGGCGATATGGCTATTTCAATAAAAGCGAACGGTGTAGCCTATGAATACGACTACGACCCCAACGATACATGGAAGACTAACAACTATTCTGCACTTACCTCTACAGCTCTTTGGTCAGCGGCTTCCACGGCGGACCCGATTAAGGACTTCGAGGATATGAAGAACAAGGCAGCTGACGTTTCAGGTTCTGAAATAAGATATGCCATTATGTCCTCCGCAACATTCAACCTTCTGAAAGCCACCTCCGCTGTTAAGAACTCCATTATTTCAACATCGGGCGTTGTTCAGAGCTATGTAACAGGCGCAAGAGCTTCTGATGTTATCGAAAACGAAACCGGAATCAGACCTATTGTTTACTCGAAGAAGTATAAGAACGAAAGCGGCGCAACCAAATCATTCGTTCCCGACGGATATGTTACATTCATTCCCGAAGGTACACTGGGCAGAACTTGGTACGGCACAACTCCCGAGGAAGCGAGACTTATTTCCGGCGCGAACACAGAAGTCAGCATTGTTGATACAGGCATCACAATTACACAGAATGTACAAATTCATCCCGCCGTCACAAATATCTACGCTTCCGAAATCGTTCTTCCTTCCTACGAGAGAATGAACGAAGTTGTAACTCTCAAGGTAACTACCTGATGATTTACCTCACACCTAAATATTCGGTTAATTACCGTGGTGTGTGGCACAATGCGGGAGAAAAGTTTGAGATATCTTCCTCCGATACTGCGGAACTTTCGGCGCACGGAGTGATAACCGAAGAGAAAGAAAAGACTGTTGTAGCGGAAGAAAAGCCGAAGACAACAACTAACACACGCAAAAAGAAATGAGAAAGGCGGGAGAAAATGACCGACATTGAACGCTTGAAAATCAGAACGGAAGAAAGTGATACACGCATTCTCTATGAGCTGCTTGAAAGCGCGGAAAATATCATAATCTCCCGCCGTTTCCCCTTTGGGGGAGAGAATGCTACATTTGAAGAACGGTACAGAGACCTCAAAATACGCATAGCGGAAGACATGTACAACAGGCTCGGCGCGTCTGGGCAGCTCTCTCATTCCGAAAACGGTATTGACCGAAAGTGGAGTTCCGAATGGGTGTCCGAACAGCTTCTAAATGAAATCATTCCGAAAGTAGGCAGACCGACATGAGATGTTTGAAAAAGAACAAGCGCGAATTTTGGTATGCACTATATCTCGGAAACGAGGACGGAAAAGACGAAAACGGACTGTACACGGGAGAACACACTGCGAAATACTCAACTCCGAAGAAGTATAAGGCTAACATATCGGCGGCTAAGTCGGCTTCGATGTATGGCGACGTTATAGTTGAAACGTTCGGAACGGATATACAGTACGACAAAATTATTGTGATAGATGAACCGAATTTTGAGATTGACGAACACACCGTATTATGCATCGACAAGCCTTTAACCTATGACGCGAACGGGCGCATGGAATACGACTACATTGTGACAAAAGCTGCACGGTCGTTAAACAGCGTTTCCTATGCGATAAGGCGGGTGACGGTCGACGGATGATAAACATCAGAATAAGAAACACGTGGAAAGTCGCGCGACAGATAAAGGACTACACGCGCAGTCTCGGAGCAAAACTGAACACGTTTCTTGAAAAACTCGCCGACATAGGCATAACGCAGGCGGCAATCCATTTTCAAAGTGCGGAGTATGACGGTGTAAATGATGTTGTGGTTGATTCTTCGCCGACATGGCTTGACGAACACACGCTTGCCATAAACGCTTCGGGTGAATCAATACTGTTTATCGAATTCGGAACCGGCGTATATAATCCCGTGACGCATCCCAAGGCTGACGAACTCGGCATGATTCGTGGTGCATACGGCAAGGGCTACGGTCAAAACTACACATGGTACTATCGCGGAGACCCTGGAACGAACGGTGAAGACCTCGGCAACGGAAGAATAAGAACTCACGGCAACAATGCCAACCGCTGCATGTGGGACGCTTCCGAGGAAATGCGCCGAAGAATATACGACATCGCAAAGGAGGTGTTCTCATGATTGACATTGAAAACGTGCTTTACACGGAGCTTTACAATGCGCTCAAAGAGAAGTTTCCTGCCCTGTCTATATCGGGCATTGAAGAGCGTTTGCCCTCATCATTTCCGTTTGTGAGCATTGTGGAAGCGGACAATCTTGTGCGTTCGGACACGATTGACAGCTCTAACCGCGAGAATCACGTGAATCTGCTTTATGAGGTGAATATTTACTCCAACAAAGCGGGGGAGCGCAAAACGGAAGCGAAAGCAATTCTTGCTGAAATAGACCGACAGCTCACCATGCGCGGATTTTTGAGGACTGCGGCGCAGCCTGTTTCTTTAAACGACGGCACGATTTACAGAATTATCGCACGTTATACAGGATGTGCGGACAAGAATAATGTTATCTATAGGAGGTAATTTAGATGGCTATACCTACCCCTGTAACCTCGATGGGCGTATTCCTGATGAAGAAGGACACAGGAAGCACATACACAAAGCTCATTGATATAAACTCTTTCGGCGACCTCGGCGGTACTCCCGAAACGCTTGACGCTACAACTCTTTCGCATTACGTATCTGTCAGTGTACTCGGCATTCAGCAGCAGGAAAGCATTGAGTTTGAAGCTAACTACACCAAGACGGAATACAAGGCTCTTGAGGCGGGTCAGAACACCGAAACAGACCTTTCCGTTTGGTTTGGCGGTACAAGTGCGAACGACGGCACATACACAGCAACAGGTATTAACGGCAAGTTCAATTTTAAGGGAATGTACTCTCTTAAAGTAAACGGTGCGGGAGTAAACGAAGTTGTTCATTGCACCGTCACCGTAACCGCACTGACAGCTCCCTCACTTTCAGACGATACCTGATTAAAGAAAGGAAATATAAACCATGGCTAACAGAACTACAATTCAGTTTGAATACAACGGAACAGCATATACCCTCGGCTACACGATTGCGTCGCTCAAACGACTTGAGAAGAGCGGATTTTCTTTCGGAAACCTTGAAGACCATCTTCTGACGGCGCAGGAAGACCTTTTCTGTGCGGCTTTCGATGCTTGCCACAAGAATGTACCGAGAAATGAAAGAATAGCTATTTACAAGGAATTTGCCAATTCGGAAGACGGAGAGGAAGGCGAAACTGCAAACACTCTTTCCGACATCCTTTTCAGAATGGTAAATGAGGTAATCGAAGAAATGTCTCCCAAGGGAAACGTGAAGTGGAAGACGGTGAAGGGATAACACCATCTTCCGGCGATACGGGCATAACTGACGCTGAACCGACAGTTGACAAGCCGTGGTTTGCGGAGTATGCGGATAATCTGTGCTCCTACTATATGTCTATAGGAGTTCCCTATGATGTGTACTGGAACGGAGACTTTACAGAACTTCGCTACTACCGAGAAGCAGAAGAATACAGACAGGAGCGAGATAATTATGCGGCGTGGTTACAAGGAATCTATGTATACGAGGCTGTAGGTTGTCTCGCTCCTATTCTTCATGCTTTTGCAAAACGCGGTACAAAGCCCGGCAAATATCCCGAAAAGCCGTATTCCGTAACCGAAAGGCAGAGGAAAGCCGAGGAAGAAGCGGAAAAAGCTAAAAAACAAGCGGAAGTTCAAAATCAAGCGTTCTCGTGGCTTTCCGCTATGCGACAAAAATTCAGTGGAAAGGAGAACAAAAACAATGGCTGACGGAACAATAGACAATCTACAAATAGTAGTCACTGCCGAGACAAAGAAAGCGGAAAGCGCGCTGAAAAATCTTGTTAAAACTCTCGAACCGTTCAAAAAGTTTGCAAGCGAAATGAGTTCGGCAAGCGGCATCGACAAGATGGTTGATACAAACGGTATCAAAAACGGCACGTCTGCACTTAGGAAAATGAGTGAAGAAGCCGCGAAGGTATCTAAACAATACAAAGTTACTGTAGGCTCTTATAAGCAGCTTATTGCGATGAGCAAAAAGTTGAAATCAAACAGCGGGAAAATCACAGACGATTATGGCATAATGGAAGCTGTCAAAAGATACATGGACGCGAGAAAAGCCAAGATGATCGGCAACGGAATTAATACCGGCGGAATGTCTGTGCCGTTTGATTGGGAAAAGTACAATGCCAAAGCGAAAAGGCAAAGAGCTGAAATACAAAAAGCTATGTACGATTCAACGCTTGATTCCATGTTTGCCAAACCGACTGCGGCGATGAATAAGCAGTTTAACGACATACTCAAGTCGGCGGGCAAAGAGACAAGTCAAAGCGACATACTTGAAAGCCTTATCAAAAACGCGGAACAGCTTGACACTGTGGAAAAACCGCTTGCTTCGATAACGGCGAAATTTGGCGAACTCAAAGCCAAAGCAAAAGGTGCTGCGAAGTCTATAAAAGACCTCGGCAAACAGATGAGCAAGAGTTTCAAGAACTCGGTTTTCGGCGAGACTATCGGCAAGGTTGCGGGTTCACTTGAAAGAATCCTTCGTTATCGTACCGTGAATGAGTTCTTGAAACAGATTGCCAAGGCATTCAGCGAGGGTGTAAACAACCTTTACCAATACAGTAAGGCGGTCGGGACTGACTTTGCAACCAGTATGGACAGTGCCGCTACTTCCCTGCAATATTTCCGAAACTCTGTAGGTGCTATGACAGCTCCGATACTCAACGCGCTCATTCCCGTATTCGATTCGCTCATTGACAGAATAGTAGAGGGTGTAAACTGGCTTAATCAGCTTATCGCGAAAATGACGGGTGCTTCTTCGTGGACTAAGGCTATTCGACAACAAAAGGAATATGCGGAAGCGGCTAAGGATTCGGCGGCGGCTCAAAAACAGCTGCTTGCGGGATTTGACGAGCTGAACGTGATATCAAGCAAGAGCAGTTCTTCCGGCAAGACCACACCCGACTACAGCGGAATGTTTGAAGAGGTATCAATGGAGAACATTTCGTCAAGCGTCACGGAATGGTCGGACAGGCTGCTTAGCACATGGGCAACCATCAAAGAGTATGCAACAGAAATTGTGGCGGCTCTTCTCGGCATAAAGGTATCGGAGCTGTTCGGCGGCGGGTTTGGAACTTCTGCTACGCTTGCTATATCTTTTGCGGGACTTGCGTTTGAGTTTGACGGTATAAAGAATCTCGTCTCTGGCGAAGTGACGAAAGAAAATATACTTAAAGCGGTTCTCGGTTCGCTTGCTACTATAGCGGGGCTTACCGTTAAATGGGGCAAGGCTGGACTGATTATAGGTTTGGTTGCTACTCTTGCAACTGCGGCTACGGCACTCACCATAAGCTTCAACGAAAAGACAAAGGCGCGCCTTAACGAAAATGAACTATACAAAAAAGCTAAAGAGAGCGCAGACAAAGCTAAGGTGTATCTCGATGTTGCCGCTGACTTAAAACTTCGCGTTGAAAATCTCGACGCTCCTGTAAAAGAAGTTGAAAGTCAAATGGCATATTTGAAAAATATAATTGACGCGGCTTTCGATATTGCTTCCATCCCAAAGGAACAAAGGACATCCGGCGAAGCAGAACTATTAAAAACGCTCATTTCCGAAATAAATGGTATGGGTATAGACATTTCGATAAACGACGACGGTTCGCTGTCAAGGACAAGGCAAGAAGTTGAAGACCTTTATACTGCTCTCGACAAGCAACTAAAACAGCAAGCTTATAGCGAGGTTATCAAAGACGCATACAAGGTTCAAGCAGATGCAATGCTCAACATACGCGATGCGCAAGAAGAAAATACTACCGCGACAAACACATACAAAGAAGCGCAGCAAAAACTGTTTGACCTTATTCAAAACGATACGACGCTACAGTATTACCTGCGTAAAGCTCATAGCGAACTTGCTGATGTAAAAGACGCGAGTGAAATTACTACCGAATCGCTTATAACTTCACACAGCTCTGCAATGACATGGGCAAGGTTTTTGGGAGATGAAGGTGTTCAGGAGTTCTACGATTACAGGCAGGCGTTGTATGAAGCAAAAAAAGGCATGGACGACACAACGCAAGCCGTAAAAGACACTAAGGAAGCATTTGACAAAGCAACAGACAAGGTTAACAACCTCAAAGACACTCTTTGGAAGGTTGATGGCATGAGCGTGGGAGTAAAAATCGGTGTTGACGTTGATATGAGCAAGGTTGAAGAAGCGAGAGCTAAGATTCGCAAGAATAAGACGGATTCGATTGTTGACGATTTGCTTTTCGGTTCTCTCGATAATCAGTTTGCGGACGGCGGTTTCCCGACTATGGGACAGTTATTCGTCGCGCGTGAAGCCGGACCCGAACTGGTAGGCACTATAGGCGGCAGAAACGCTGTTGCGAACAACGGTCAGATTATAGCGGGCATTCAGGCAGGCGTCACAAACGCTATGAACGGTGTACTACGCGCGAACAGTTCCGGCTCGGACAAGGATACCGCAGAGCAGAACAAACTTCTCAGAGAACAAAACAGACTGTTACAAAAGATTGCTGACAAGGAACTTTCGATTTCTCCGTCTGTCGCTTTGGGACGCGCGGTAAAACGCTCCCAGAAGATGGTTGAACAGGTTACGGGTGGTTAAACATGATATCATTACTCAATTACACAATGGGAATAAAGTTCGGGGGGGTCAGTATTCCCGACCCTTCCGAATGGAATCCCTCAATAGCAGACGTTGATGAAAGTGCAGAGAGAGACGCGACATCTGTTTTGCACAGAAACCGTGTGGGGCAGAAGATAAACTTCGGTTTCAAGTGGAACTGCCTGACATGGGCTGAAATGGCTTCAATACTCAACGCCGTCAATTCCGACAGCTTCACGGCAGTCTGCCCAGACCCGTATCAAAAAGGCGGTACGCGCTCCGGCACATACTACGCGGGCGACAGGTCGGCAACGACAAAATACTACTGGATTGACAAAGAAGAAGTTGCGCGGTTCGATTTGTCGTTCAACATCATTGAATTTTAGGGGGGATAACGTGTCGCAGGCTTTATCCAATCTTGCCGTAGGCTCAAAAGTCAAGTTCGGCAAGTATCAAGTGAACACAGAGAAAGCGCAGCCTATAATATGGACTATTGTTGCGAAAAATCATGTGTCCACTCCCGCTTATCCTTCGAACTCGGTAACTCTTCACGCCGCTGAGATTCTTGACTTAAGATGTTTTGATGCAGAAGAGCCGAGTAACAGCAATTCTGATAGGCAGAAATATGGTAACAACCGCTATTCCGTCTCCAATCTCGACCAATGGCTCAACAAAAATGCTGCTACTAATGCGTGGTATACTGCCGCTCATGCGACAGACCATTCCCCCGATACTACGGCAGGTACAGGTGGTTACGGCACTCAGTACGCAGCTCGCCCCGGTTTTCTGAACGGTTTTACCGATGATGAAAAAGCCGCTATTCTCTCGACAACCATTCGTGTTGTCAAGCCGAGTATAGACGGTGGCTCTTATGAGGATGTTGTACGCAAAGTATTCCTGCCGTCCACAACCGAAGTCGGTCTCTCGAATGAGAACAGTATCGCCGAAGGTGCGGCGTGGGGTTACTACACGAGCAATACCGCTCGTATCGGGTATGTTACGCAGCAGTGTTTCAGTAATACCCCTTCGAGTTCCAAACCTTCGAGCAAGACTACCGCTTGGTATTGGTGGCTGAGAACGCCTCGCTGCTTGGGTGCCAACAGCGCTCGGGGTGTCAACTCGGCTGGTAGTTTGTACAACTACAATGCTTACAATGGTAGCAATGGCGTTCGTCCCGCTTTGAATCTTTCCTCTTCTCAGCTCGTTTCGGACACTACGGATTCAGACGGATGTTACACGGTCGTGTTTGCTGGCACGATAACACCTCCAGCTCCGGCGACTATTACTGTTCCTTCGGCAATCACGGCGGGAGACAGCATAGCGGTTTCGTGGGGTGCCGTGTCCGGCGCAGACAGTTACACACTTGAACGTTCTGCAAACGGTGGTGACTTTACTCAAATATACAGCGGCATAGCTACTTCATACGCGGACACTGCCCTCGCAACATGGAGCAAGGTTCAATACAGAGTTGCTTCCGTAAAAGACAATGTTTCATCCGACTGGACCACAAGTGTAGAAAGAACTGTTGAAGCAAAAGAACCCGAACCGACAGCTCCGTCAACACCCGAGACTATAACCGTTCCTGCCCTCACTGCGGGGCAAACGGCAACAATCTCATGGGCGGGCGTTTCAAATGCGGCGGGATATGCGCTACAACGTTCTGTGGACGGCGCAAGCTACATGACGGTATATCGGGGCGAGAACACATCTTACATCGACACAGTGGGCTCTGCGTGGCTTACAGTGCAGTATAGAGTATGCGCTTACGATTCAAACAACAACAGTTCGGACTACAAGACTTCGGACGTGTTTAGCGTTGCTCAACCTATCGCGAGTTTACTTGAAGCTATACGCGCTCATACCGAACAGGATATCAAGATAACATTTGCCGACAACACGGTTCTCGGAAAAGCTGACGTTGCGATAACGGGTGACGGCGTTAAGATTACGGACATTCTGAACGGAGACACTGACTATACCTTTGGCAAAGCTGTTTGTAAACAAGTTGAAATGACGTTGTTCAATGTTGACAACAAGTTTAACAACTTCGATTTTACACAGGAATTTACTTTGCAAATAGGCGTTAAGGTCGGCGCGGCATTTCAGTATGTGACGGTCGGCGTTTTCAAAGGCGAGAGACCCGACAAAGTTCGCGGCAAGCTCATAGACTTTACCGCTTATGACCGTATGCAGAAGTTTGAAGTTTCTGCTTCGGATTTCATCGAAAACATGACATTCCCCGTCACTCTCGGCGCGGTTTTCTCTTCCCTTTGCGCCGCAGTGGGTGTTGAACCTATCACGACAACGTTTACAAACTCTACAAAAAACTTTACTTTCAATCCGTTCTCAACCTCGGACTACACGGCGCGTGAAGTGCTTGCGTGGATTGCGGAAGCGGCGGGCTGTTACGCGAGAGTAAATGCGGATGGTAAAGTTGAGTTAAACACATTTACAACAAACTCCTACAAAATTCTCAAAACAGACCGATTTGAGATGAGCGAGAGTGAATTTGAAACTCCCGTTATAGGCAAGCTCGAGTGTTACACGTCATACGGAGACCAGCTCGTGACTGCGGGTACGGGAACAAATACTTATGTTATCAGCGACAATCCGTTTCTGTACATTGAGAACGACACGGAGATACCTGCGCTACAGCCTTATGTGAACGCGATTTATGCAAAGGCTTCACTCTTCCCTGCTTATTCTCCTATTGCGGTACGTGCCGAATGGTATCCCGAAATTAAATGCGGAGACATTATCACTGTAGTTAATGATTATGACGAGGTGAAAACTCTCCCGATATTCTCCCAAACAATCAAATGGAACGGATTCGGCAAGGTTGAGTATGAATCAACGGGCGGACTGGTACGCGAGATTGAGCCGGTACAGCAGCGTGAACTTGAAGCAATCAAGAAGTCAATGCTACGCGACACGGATTTATCTACAGCTGTAGAGAGCTATCTGAATACGCAGGAGGGCAAAGCCTCTATTACCTCTGCTGTAGAGGGTAAATTCGTTGAGGTATCAAGCGGAAGCACGATAACCACAACAACGGCAATCGAACAACTTATACAGAAAACCGAGAAAGGCATTGAATCTAAAATATCCCTGTCGGCTTCCTACGGTTCGGGAACAATCGGTTCAAACGTCCGCGCGCTGCTGACTTTGTTTGCAAACGCCGACAGTTCATCCATACGTCTTTCTGCGAACGCGCTTGACCTTACGGCTACGGAAACTGCGGGAAGCACGTCCGCGGAAGAAGTCGGAACTTACGATAGGTATCCAGATCCTGACGGAAATGTTCCTGCCGGCGACGCGAGTATTGCCGACTATGAATTCACAAAAACCTCAGACGGATATTACACTTCACAAAACGCGGGAGTACACAAATCTTTCTCATACGGCGGTTTAAAATTCAACTTTACAAAATCAACGGCAATCACTATACGCTGTATCTCATATGGAGAAGCCGAATACGACTACGGCATTGTTTCAAATCTCGACACAATGCTTGAATGGGACAATAAGGCTGATGCAACAGGTGTTAAAAAAGCGTTCTCGGGCGAAAATGAATCAAGTTCGAGTTACGTTGACTTGACTATGACTGTACCGCCTGGAAGTCACTTTATCACGTTCAAGTACATCAAGGATTCAAGCGTACACAAGAACGGCGATTACTTCAAGATAAAGTGCTTTATTCAGAAAACTTCGCGCGGCAAGGCTACAATATCTCTGAAAAGCGGAAATGTTCAAATTTCATCGGCTGATATTAATTTCAACGGACTTGTAACGTTTACAGACCTGTCAACAAGCGGTGCAACAACAATAGACGGCGGCAATGTCACCACAGACAACCTTTATGTCAACAAGGTATTTTTTGCGGAAAACGAGAACTACACTATTGTCACATCAAAGATGAGCGCACAAAACGGCGTTGTTCAAGTCGGTGTACAGTCTCCAATATCGGGAATGGCGGCGTTCCTTGAATTGTATGGTTCGTTTATCTATTTTATAGACCCAGACAGTTCGTCTACAAACTATCAGTTGCAGGTGCAGACAGCTAACAGGAAAATAATCCCCGGAGGTAACGGATATTGGGATATAGGAGGTGTGCAAAACTATTTCAAAACGCTATATGTCGAAAAAATAATCTTTGGTGACAACTCATCTCAAACAACAGCACCCTAAAGGAGATACTATAACATGAAAATGTCAGATTTAATCTATGCGCAGGAAGCGTTCAAAAAACTCTGTGCGCAGAACCTGTCGCTGAAAACGTTATATAGGCTCTTCGGCTTTCTCGACAAGATAGAAGCGCAGATGAAGTTCTACGACGTTCAGCGAATGCGAATTCTCGGCGAGTATTGCAGGCTCGAAAACGGCAGATATGAACCTATTGCGGAAACGGAAGCTGAGTTCAACCAAAGATTCAATGAGCTTATGAACCTTGATGTTGACCTTGGAGACACCGAACTTCCGATAGAAATAACGGAAAACGAGGATATAAAATTATCCTATAGTGACTTAACCACACTAAGGAAATTCATCAAGCTCACAGGAGGTGAAAATGAATGCTAACAACAATCCACATCACGGTGCGCTCACGTGTGCCGACAATTACGGAAGGGGAGGAGGTTATATCTCACAACTCGGATTATGTGATTGAGTTTGACTTTGACGAAGAGTGGACGGACAATTACAAGACGGTGTATTTTGTCTGCGAAGACGGAAGCCATCAGCCTGTTGTGATTAACGGCAACGCTTGTCCTGTGCCCGTGCTTAACGGAGAACACAGACGTATCTTTGTCGGAGTGCAGGCAGGGTCGATTGAAAAGCCGAGCGTACTCAAAACCACTTGTCCGTGTTGTCTCAAGGTTAGAGACAGTATCGCGGACTTGCTCGGTCAGCCTATACCGGACCCGACGCCGAGCGTGTATGAACAAATTATAGCAATGCTCAACAACCTCACTACCCCCACATGGAACGCGGTGCAGAACAAGCCGTTCTCCACGCTCGGGAACGGGCTGGAGGTGGACGAAAACGGCGTGCTGTCCGCAGAGGGGGGCGGCTCGGCTGAAGACATACAGAACGCGGTAAACAAATACCTCGACGAAAATCCGGTGCGCGTAGATATCGCGACTACGGAAAAGGCGGGCATTGTCACTGTCGGAAAAAACTTATCAATCACGAAAGACGGCGTATTGTCAGTTGATACTACCGATAGCGCCGAGCAGGACAACACAAAGCCTATCACATCGGCGGGGGTAAATCTCGTCGTAGGAAACATTAATGCTATTTTGGCGATTATTTAACGGAGGAATTTTGAAATGGCAACAACATCGGAACTTTTAACAGCTCTCACAAATGCGCGAAACACTATACGCACAAAGCTTGTCGCACTCGGGCTTGTGGCGGCTACGGCAAAACTTGCGGACTGTGCTACGGCAATCGACGGCATAGACAATAACGGTGCTGTGTCGGCGCAGGTTAAGGAAGGCGAGAGCTACACCATCCCGAAAGGTTATCACAACGGCAGCGGCACTGTGCAAGGTGTCTCGGGCGGCGGTAACTACAACACGCAGGCTAAGACTGTAACGCCGACCAAAAAGCAGCAGCAGGTCACTCCCGACTCGGGTTACTATGCTCTGTCAGGCGTAACCGTTAACGCGATACCGGACAATTTTAACGACACATCGGCGGTGACGGCTACAGAAGGCGATGTGCTTGCGAACAAAACCATAGTAGGTGCGGACGGAACCACTATTGCAGGAACAATGCCAAACAACGGAGCTGTAGAAAAAACGCTCAGCGCGACAGACACATCGTACACCATTCCGAAAGGCTATCACAGTGGCACGGGCAGTGTGAAAATCGTAACGGAGACGAAGACCGCAACTCCGACGGAAGCGGAGCAGGACATCACTCCCACCACAGGCAAAGTGCTGTCTAAGGTTACAGTTGGCGCTATCCCCTCTAAGTACAAGGACGTGTCCGGCGTTACGGCAACCGCTGACAAAGTGCTTGACGGAGCTGTTTTTGTCGACAGCACGGGCGCGGCTGTTGAAGGTACTATGACTAATCAGGGTGCGAAGAAGCTTACAATCGACGGACTTACTAAGCTTAGCGTAACCATCCCCGCAGGTTATCACGACGGCACCGGCACGGTATCTCTTACAGACGATATCCGCGCGGCTCTGGCGGCTATATGAGGTGAAATATGGCAGGTATAACTGAAATTAAAACAAATTTAACGCGGATATCGAAAGCGAAAAACGACATTATCTCTGCCATAACCGCAAAAGGCGGCACGGTCGCCAGCGGAGCGAAAATCGAGGACTTGCCTGCTTGTATCCGTGCGATTCCCACGGGTGGGGGCGGAAAAGCAGCGTCGTTAAAAATCGGCGACTCGCCTGAATTCGGCAAGATAATCATACATCCCGGCGGCACCAAAACCATGGAAAAAGACATGGAGAATATCGACTGCAAAGTTGGTGATTTAATCGGAGTAATATCGCAAGTTCCCGTCACTATCGAAATGGGCTGTGTGTTAACGTATCAGTCATCACTATTTGAGCAGACTTCAACAGGAGCTATGCGGACAATCGAAGTATATTATTTCACCATTACGGCTTCGGACGCGGCAATAAATGTAATGAATCCGCTTGGATAAGGAGAATGAAAAATGCTAATAGAGACAATCATCAAGTGGGCGGTGCCGTTTGTATGCGGCGGAGCGGTAACATGGGCTGTCACATACATCAAGCTGCGAAAAAAACGCGAAAGTGCGCTTGAGGAAGGTTTAAAGTGCCTTCTCCGCGCGGAGATAATCCGCAATCACGACAAGTATCTCGACAGGGGATATTGCCCAATCTATGCGAAAGAAGCTCTCAAACGCGCCTATGCGGCTTATCACGCGCTCCGCGGCAACGACGTCGCGACACAGCTCTATCATCAAGTGATGGACTTACCGACAGAACCGCCGCACGACGGAGGTAACGCGCAGTGAAAATGAATCTCCCTTATCAATCCGGCAAGGTCACGCTCACATCACACTTTGGCTGGCGCACGCTCAACGGACAGCGCGACTACCACAAAGGCGTAGACCTCAGCGGTACGAACAAAACTCTCGTTGCACCTTGTGACGGAGTGATAGGCTCGTCGACCATTATCACGGACAAGAGCAATCTCACATGGCAGTGGGGCAACTACATTCGCATTGACACGGCTGACGGACTTAAGATTTTTATGTGTCACATGGCGGCGAGAAAAGTCAAAGTCGGGCAAAAGGTCAAGGCGGGGGACGTGGTCGGAATCGAGGGCAACACCGGCTATTCCTTCGGCTCACATTGCCATTTTGAGGTCCGCAAAAACGGCGAATCCGTAGACCCTACTCCATATCTCGGCATACCTAACGAGTGGGGACAGTATGATATAAAATCCACATCAAAAGGAGAAAAAAACGTGAACACAAACATCAGTCTCGACGTGTCCGGCAAAAAGGGCAATACCAACATCAAGGACAGCTATGACAAGGACGGCATCACATACACCCGTGCTAAAAACTTTGCGATAATCTATCATGACGCGGACAAGCGCAAAGGCGGTGTGAAGAGATACATCAACGGCGGATTCTTCGCAAACTACCGCTCGGAGGAAGGCGAAACATACACGCTCCCCGTCGCTAATCTCGCGTGCGATATCAAGGAAATTCCGGCGGCGGCAAAGGAAAATCTTTTTGAACACGTCTACGGCAACCACCTTGTGTACAGTATCGCCGACAACGCGACGAAGCAGTTTGCGGGCAAAAAGGTGTCAACACTGCTCGTGCCGTACTCCGGCAAGCCGACAATTGAGCGCGTTGACAAAATCCCGTCGGGAATCAAGTACGCCGTCAGCGGAGTACCTGTTGTGATTGACAAAAAGCCTGTCGACATGAGCTACGTGGTCGCGGAGGGCTGGGACGGCTCGACCACTTACGGCGCATCAAGAAACATGCTCGGCATCAGGGGCGGCGAGATATGGGTGCTTACTCTCAAGACCACCTCGGCAAACTACATCAAGTCCGGCGAGGTTTGGAAGAAGATACAAGGCGAAGGCTTTGAAGACGTTATCGCTCTTGACGGCGGCGGCTCGTATATCCGTGTCGAGGGAATCAAGAGACGGTCAACGGGCGGCAGTCGTGCGGTCAACAACATTATTGCGTTTTAACGCAGATTTAACGCAGTTTTAACGCAGTCATGAAAAAGAAAGACGTTGAATACTCAAAGAGAACGCTGTCCGCAATTGTGAAGCTGTGGTTTGTGGGTGCGGTTTTCGGAATGTGCTATCTTGTGGTGCAGCTGATAATCGCTCCAGACATGGCATCTCTTGACGGACTGCTGACATACATCGGCGCTCCCATGGGCTGCGGCGTGGTGGGATATCTCATCAAGTCAGCAATGGAAAATCGTGAAAAAATCAAACAAGAATATCGCTCCGATTACGGAGAGGAAGAAATAACTTATGAAGATGAAAAAGGAGAATAATATGGACAACAAAATCAACTGGAAACAGAAGCTGACATCAAGAAAACTGTGGGTGACAATCATCGGCATCATTATCGGCGTGGCAATGTCGTTTGGCGTGGGCGAGAGCGACTACGGAGAAATCGCGGGCAAGGTTGCGGGTGCAATCACGGCTATCAGCTCCATTATCGGCTACATCTACGGCGAAGCAAAAGTTGACGCGGCGCGGATTGACGCGGAGGGAATCAAAGGTATTATCGACACCGCCGAAAAGGAGGACAGCAAGGAGGGATAAGGTTGACCGACCATGCGAAACGCAGACAAGCGGTGCATAGTGTCGGCGATACTCAGGACATAGCGGACGCTATTGACCGATGCAACCTCAAGCCGGAATACAAGCGGTTGCTCAAGATACTGTATGTTGACAACGGCTGTCTGGAGGACGTGTGCGAAGCAGTAGGACGTGAGTATACCACCGTCTCAAAGTGGCACAAGGCGGCTCTCGCGAAGCTCGTATACATCTTACATAAGTCCGGCAAGTTATAGGCAAGTTAAAATAGGACTGGATTTAGACTGTTTTGGTGCTATTTTTAGACTGTTTGAATTTGCAATGTGCGAAATCAAGTTTGAAAGCAAGTTATAGGCAAATTAAATGCAAAAACAGTGCAAATAATCTGAAAATCTCTTGAAAGAAAAAATCTCTCTGCGATGGTACAATGGTATCAGATACAGAGAGATTTTTTGTATGGAGGGATATATGGCGTACAACTTTGGTTATAACCAAAATCCGTACTATACGGGTTATAATCCGCAAATTCAACAGCCACAACCGCAGCAGACAGCACCACAACCGCAGGTGCAGAGCGGATTTATCTGCCGCCCGGTCACAAGCCGTGAGGAAGCACTCGCAACACCTTGCGATTTTATGGCGGCGGGAGTTATCATGCCCGACATGGCGCACGGCATGGTATATATCAAGAGATTCAACTCGCAAACCGGCGCGTCGGATTTTGCGGATTTTGCGTACACACCTCCGACAGCTCCGACTAAAGACACGGCGGACTACACTCCCCGTGCGGATTTTGACAAACTTTGCGCAGCTTTTGCCGCTCTCCAAACGGAGGTTGAAAAGATGAAAAATCCCACTAAGGGGAAGAAAGAGGTAACGGAAAATGCCTAATCTTAATCCCGCAATGCTCGTAATGCAGGCTCTCGGCGCGGGTCAGCCGCTCAACAACATCCTCGGTAACCTCGCAGGACAGGGAGCGCAATACGCGAAAGCCGTCGAATTAATCAAGGGCAAGGACGCGCAACAGCTCCAAACCATGGCACAAAACATGGCGAAAGAGCGCGGCATAGACTTAGGAGATTTAATGCGCGCTCTCGGTATCAGCAAATAACAACAAATACAAGCAAATATCAACAAATAACACTTCCCTTTTCGGTTTGACAGACGACCTGACAAAAAACTGTCCAAAAATTATTTTTGAACATCACGCGAAAGCGGATGAAATAAATCGAAAAGGAGAAAAACATGGGCAACGAACTTTTGACAGGCTTCCTCGCAGGTCAGGGAGACAGCAACAACCGCGACGGCGGATTCTTTGGAAACGAGGGGCTTTGGGCGGTAATCATTCTCGCCATCATCTTCGGCTGGGGACGTAACGGCTTCGGCGGAAACGGCGGCGATTCCTCGGGCATGGGCGCACTCCCCTACGTAATGGCGGCAGGCACTCAGGGCGGACTTACCCGCGCAGACCTACAGAGCGAGTTTGGATTCAACGGACTGGAGAATTCCGTCCGCGGCGTACAAAACGGACTTTGCGACGGATTTTACGATATGAATTCGTCAATGCTCAACGGCTTCCACGGTGCCGGCAACGCGATTTGCAACCTCGGCTATCAGACACAGCAGGGATTTAACGACACAAATGTGGCTATGATGCAGGGATTTAACGGTGTTGAGAGAGGACAGGCGGCTCTTGCGACACAGCTCCAGCAGTGCTGCTGCGAAAACGGCAGAGCGATGGAGCGCGGATTTGCCGATGTTGGCTACCGCATGGCAACCGACACTTGCGCTATCAACACTAACGTCGCTAACAACACCCGCGATATAATCGACGCAATGAATAGCGGATTCCGTGGCATATCCGACAGAATGACGGCACAGGAGATAGCGACGAAGGACGCACAGATTGCAGCTCAGGCGCAGAAGATATTTGGACTTGAGCTTGCCGCATCACAGCAGGCGCAGAATCAGTATCTTGTAAGTCAGCTCGGCTGCAAGGCCCCCGTACCCGCATTCAACGTTCCGGCACCTTGGCAGTACGGCAACTACGGCTGTTCCGACTGCAGCAACTATTGATTCACAAATCCGGCTTTGAGCCGTGACCGATTTCGGGGGAGCGGCGTACCGCTTCCCTTTTGATTTTTTGGAGGTATAAAAAATGGCTTGTACTAATGTATGCAGACTTTGTCCGCGCTTCATTCTGTCGCAGTCGGTGTCCTTTACCGGCGGCAATCTGATAATCAATCTCCCGGCGGGCGCGTATAACGCGGGGGAAAAATATTGTGTCGTAGTCGCTCAGGCAATTCCGACGGCGACGACAATCACCGCTCCCGTGTACGTCACAATCGGAGATGGCACTACGCTATACCCGCTGACTAACCGTTGTTGCGCTCAGCTGACCGCTTGCTCGATAAGGACGAGGACGAGATATAGCGCGGTTGTAATCACCACACCGACGGGCGGCAGCTTTAGACTGCTCGGCAAACCGGCTTGTGCGCCTAACAACGACCTGCGCTCAATCAACGGCACAGCACCGACCACCACAACGGGAGGTGAAACCGTATGAAAAAGTTGAATCCAAACTGGGTACTCATGATGTCAAATAGCAAGGACAAGCGCGGCGACTATGACCGCAGACCGCGGGATTATGACAGATACGACCGACGCGAGGACAGACATCTCGAGTATGACCGCCGCCGTCAGCCTGACTATGACGAGTACGACGGCTACGGCAAGCGTGACTACTACGGCGAGTACGACATGAGAGACCGCCGGGACTATGACGGACGCGAGCGCGAGAGCTACGGCAGACGCGAGAAGAAGCACGACAAGTTTACCCGTGAGGACGCGGACGAGTGGACGGAGAAAATGAAAAACGCCGACGGCTCAACCGGGAGACATTGGAATTTTGAACAAACGGAGCAGGTGAGACGACAGCACGGCTATGACTGCGACCCCGCCGAGTTTTACGCCGCGATTAACATGATGTACTCGGACTACTACAAAATAGGCAAGGAGTTTAATCTCAACTCTGTTGACTTCTACGCGGCAATGGCTCACGCTTTCCTTGACGATGAGGATGCGGGACAAGATAAACTTGCAAAATACTATGAATGCATAGTTGAGAAACATTGATAAATGTTGTGTAAACATGAGTAAAGTTTAAAAGAGGATAGTTGTAAAACTACCCTCTTTTATTGTTTATTCTTCTGCAAGTTGACTTAATCGTTAAAGACATGAGCAATAAACACGCTTGTCTTTATAAGTGGTGCTTTAATAGAATTTAAGAATAGCAAAAAAAACTGTAAAGAATGGGCGATTCTTTACAGTTGGTTGCGGAACGCGATTGAGTTACATTAATTTCGTTTCCTTCAACAGCATACACTATTTAGTGTGGTTTGTTAATAGGTTTGTCAATCTTTCTTTAAGTTTACAAATGCTGTTTATCAAATCATTTTCGGCATTTGCCTAAAATGCACTTCCCTGTCAATATGTTTGTAAATCAGTTTACCAATGCGTTGAAAAATGTTTATTTAGACGTTTGTCAATATTTAGAAAACATCTTGACAAGGCATGACAGATAGCTTAAAATTACAATATGGTAAAAATTTTCTCTTCCTGCTTACTAACCGCGTATTCGCTTTTGAGTTTTCAACAGGAAAAAATCATGCGCTTTAGTTCGTGAAACAACATACTTATTACTTTTTATAAGAGATACTTATTATTTTACTATTTTTATATATTTAAAGTAGGGAAATGTTAAACAGGACACTTGGTAACGATAAACAGGACACTTGGTAACGATAAACAGGACACTTGGTAATTGTAAAACAGGACACTTAGTAACGACAAACAGGACATTTGGTAACTGTAAAACCGAGAAAACACACGGGAAAATTGTTCTTTTGCAGTTATCAACAATGTTTTCAACATAGTTTTGCACAGAGATTTCAACATGAAGGGAGTAACCATGGAAAATAGCGATAAAAAAATTAATAATTTGGTTGTCAAAAAGAACGAACTAATTCAAAAGTCAAGATACGGAATGACAACACAGGAGCAAAAAGTCATATTGTATACGATAAGCAAGGTAAAACCAGATGATAAAGAACTTTATGAGTATGATTTCAATCTGCAAGATATGTGTGAAGCACTTGGAATTACTCAAAACGGCAAGAATTACAAGAATCTCCGTGAAACGCTGCAATCCATACGCGACAAGTCATTCTGGATAGTGGACGGAAATGTAAGAAAGCTATGCGCATGGATTTCGGGCGCGGAAATATACGAAAATGAATCGCGGGTTAGGATTCAGCTTGACAAGCGGTTAGCGCCTTATTTGCTCGAACTCAAAGAATCGTATACGGCATATCAGCTTCAAACCGTGTTAAACATGGAATCGAAACACACTATACGTTTGTACGAGATACTTAAAAGCTATGCCAATATAGGCGAGTACACCGTTTCTGTTGAAAATTTGAAAACGCTTATGCAAATAGGCGGTTATTCGGATTTTATTGATTTTCGCAAGCGCGTAATCGACACTGCCGTTGACGAAATTAACGCCGTTAGTGATTTGCGTGTAGCCTATGAGCCGACGCGGACGGGAAGAAGTATAACTCATATTAAATTCTCAATCACAAAAGCAAGGAGCAATCCATGAAATACCTCACAATAGCCGAATTCGCCGACAGAGCCGGAGTGACAAGTCAATCGGTATATCAAAGAATTAAGCGGAACGGTCTTGAAGAATATATAGTGACAAGCGAGGACGGAGTAAAAAGAATCTCAGAGGATGCATTGAAGCTATATAGTAACTCAAAAAAACAAGAAACAGTTGCGGAAGCCGTGTGTGACGCACCACAGGTTTGTGAGAGCGAAGAAAACGAAGAGCATGAGTGTTTGAGCGCAGAAACAATAAAGAGCCTACAGGAGACTGTAGAAGCTCTCAGAAACGTAATTGACAGACAGGCAGACGAGCTGAAACAGAAGACGGAAATGCTTGACGAACGTGATAGGCAGATTGCAGACTACGCCAGCAAGTTTGCCGAACTCGCCCACAACGCGCTACAAACCGCTGTGCAGGCACAAACGCTCCATGCGGTCAGTGAATCTGACAAGTTTGTTAATGCACCTCAGAACGTCTCCCAGAACGCCACAGTTGGCAAAAGCACTGCCGCAGACGAGAATAACGTTGAGACAACAAACGAATCCGATGTTGAACAAGGTAACAAGCGTAAGTTGAATTGGTTTGCAAAGCTGTTTAGTAAACATTAAACGTTACTAAACGTTGACAGATATGTTAACAAACGCGTTTAAACGTGCTATAATATTGTTGTGGAACAATGAATTATGGTTGTTCTTCATATTGAAACTCCTTTCTTTTAAAATATCCGAGCAACGCGGATGATTCCGCTGTGCGACCGCTCGGATATCGCGCCTATACGTTCAACGGCAGACGATACCATAACGTGTACAACGGCGGTTCAACTCCGCAAGGCGCGAATTAACATGCCCGTATTCCTTTCGGTCTTGTTTTCTCATTTGTTGGCGGCGGTTCGCAAGGGCTGTCGCACACGGGAACGGCGAATCGGTTGTATGGTGGTCAAAAGGCTACCTTTGAGGGTTCAAATCCCTCCGTTTCCTTTCGTGACTTCTGTCATGTTCCTCCTTTGTTTATGAATTTGCTGTGTAAAAGAGCACTCTTCTGGATGGGGTGCTCTTTTACGTTGTTAAATGTTTGTCAACATTGAATGTGCGCCGATAAGTGCATAAATTTGTCGAATGTAAAACGGATATATTTTTGTATCTGATTTTAATACGGAATATTAAACTCGGCTATTGTCTTCTCTCGAAAAGCATGTTACACTTGAATTAGAAAATATTTCCAACAAAGAAGGGACAGACAGATGAAGCATTACAGATTCGAGTTAGCAAATATCGTAAGCAAACTAAACGACAAAGGCATAATCCTTCTTTTGCGCTTCGCGAAACTTCTCGAGAAAAATAAAAAACTTCTCAAATAAACACATTTTCTTCACAAAAGCTATTTACAAACAAGCGTTCGTGTGATATAATCGACAGCAGTATAAAGAAGGGAAGTGCAAAATGAAGGAACACATCATTAACGAAATAACGGAAGTCCTCCGTGAATGTACCGTCGAGCGGCTGAGAGTTATTGTGCGGCTTATATCCGCTATAGCAGAAGCGACGGACAGGACGGCGGAACTTTCGGAGAAAGCCGTATTGAGCATCGCGAGACACGCCAAATGAAAAGAGCAGGGAAGTATATTCCTTGCTCTTTTGTTGTCTATTCGGCTTTTTCGCGAATCTTTATCCAATGCTTACAGAACCATGCTTTAAAGTCGGGGCAATCGACGTTTGAGCACCTTCGAGCTCTGTAAAGCTGAGTTCCTTGGTATTTGCAATTGCCCCTACCACACGGATAATCAGGGAATAGCTTTTGCAGCTGTTCCAATGTGGGCGGTTCTTTCATTTGCACCTCGCATTTCTCATCTTTTGTATGGGAGACGTAACCCTCAATTAAAAGGCAGTTCTTCCGAATCGGGGTTTATGTCCTCGAACACGGGTGCGGTGGCAGCTGTTTTCGGTTGGGTGTATGCGTCGGGGATGTAGCTTGACTGCGGAGCGGCTTGCGGCATTTCCGACTTTGCATCAACAAAATGTGCTTCGTCAGCGACAATATCTGTAGCAAAACGCTTCTGTCCCTGCTGGTCTGTCCATGTTCTTGTCTGAAGAGTTCCTACTACGCAGATGGAACTTGCTTTTCTGAAATAGCGCGTGATGAATTCAGCCGTCTGCCGCCATGCGGTTACGTTGAAGAAGTCCGCTTTAGTTTCCTCTCCGTCTTTGCCGGAGTAACGTCTGTTGACCGCAACGGTAAATGATGTTACGGAAATTCCTGACGGTGTGGTTTTCAGCTCGGGGTCTGCCGTCAAACGTCCTCCGAGGATAACGCGGTTAAAATTAAAATTTGCGATAAGTCAACACTTCCTTTCAATTTCGACTTTACTCTTCAATGTTGTTCAACACTTCTTTAATTCCGAACAATGCTCCGTAACCTTCGCCGTCACCTGATGTGATAATCGTTTTAACTGAACCGTTAATTGCCTTTACTGCTTCTTTCTGAACGTCAAGTTCCTTATCGCGGAAGTATTCATCTGTAAAGGATTTCTGCTTTTCGAGTTCGGCTTCCTTTTCGAGCTTCGCCTGTTCAACCTTTGAAGCGGCTATTTTAAGCTCTGCTTCCTGTGCGGCTAAGTTGGCTTCTGCTTCTCTTGTGATTTCGTAGGCTTTTGCGTCCGCTTCTGTCTGTCTCTGAAGAAGTTCCTTTTCAGACTGAGCTTTCTGCGCATCGACTATCTGCTGATTGATTTCATCCTGCTTATCTCTTTCAAGCTTTGCAAGTTCGACTTCGTTCTGCGCTTCTGTCTTTCTGTCAATTTTTTCCGCTATATCTGTCGGGAGAATCAGAGTGCCGATTTCAAGTCTGACAAGCTCTACGCCGTAGGTTTCGACAAGATTCTTACTGAGGACTTCGAAAACCTGATTTTGGATATCGCTTCGGCTTGCCTGTACATCGTAAACGGAATAGTTCTGAGTTACGGTTGACAGCTTACCTTTTGTAAGACCGTAGATGTCGTTGTCGATAATTGAATCAAACGACTTTGTACCGAACGATTTTATAATTTTTTCGATATCTATCGGACGGACGCTTATATAGATATCCGCGTCGATGTTTTTACCTTCCTGAGAAGCTATCTGCATTGACATATCCTTCTTGTTATCGCCCTCGCCGATGCCTGTCCAGTTCTTTGAGACGATTGTTGTAGGATATGTAATAACTTCCTGTGTAAAGGGGTTGATTGAAATTCTGCCTGTACGCTCTGTATTAAGAACTGATGTACCGGGAATTACGTTATCTTCTGCCGTTGCCGTTCTGTCGTAGACGTAGCCGACATATCCGGCGGGAATGGTTTCGTGTGTTACTGCGTAGCCGACTATACAAGCAACCGATGCACATACCGTAACTATTACACCTATAATCTGTTTCATTTTTCGTTATCTCCTTTGTCGTTTAAGTTTTTGAAAAAGTTTATTATGTTTTCTCCCTCGAACAAGCCGAGAAAAACTGCAGCTATAGTTATGATGATAATTCCTCTTATTGGCATAATTTATCTCCTACGTTCTCAGCAGTAATGTAGCGGCTATGATTTCAACCGCTATTTGTCCGTACATCATCGCCTTTATTTTCGGCTTGACAGGTTTTGCGTTCGGTGCTTCATATAGTGCAAACGCTCCGATGAAATAACCGACTGCGTATCCATACAGCAGTATTGCGACGATTATTTTAATTATCTGCATTGGTTTTCTCCCAGTTTGTCGATTTCGGGTATTCGATATCCGTTGCGCAGGTCATATAGCCTATAGCGTCTATAAAGCTGTCGTAGCTCGCGAAATAGCTTGTCTCCATTCGACCGAGCTTGAACAGCACCATCATTATGGCTACGTCTCGCGCATCTAAATCACAGTCCACGTCGGGTGCAATGCAATTGTGCTTGATATAAGTTGTCCAGTAGTCGGCTATTTTTTCAAAGCTGTCTTCCGGCTCGCCGTACTGCTCGTTGCGGTCGTTGCAGATAATCTTCTTTACTTCGCTAAGTATTGTTTCGCGGTTTTCTTTGCTCATAATGGCTTCTCCTTGTCCACACGCCTACCATTGACTTCCAACTCTACGCATTTTATTCTTCCGTCGCATGCTATATCGCCGCATTTAACACTCTCGACGACGACACCGCCTTCGTTGTATGTCCCTATCATCCAACAAGACAATTTTCCTTTGGCTTGAATCGTCGCGGCATCAATAAAGCTTGTGGTAGTTATATCGCCGTTACATTTTATCTTTTTATGCGTCATCAAGTGACCTATAACGTATATGTTATTTTTAGCCGATATGTTACAGTTTGATTCTATGCCTGCATCATAGCCGCCTGAATAATACGCGATGCACACTGCTGTTATTGATTTGGCATTTATCGAATAATCGCTTATCAGTGGTGCGTCCAGAACAATCAATAGTTCACCACCTGTGTTTATTGCTTTCGTTAAATAGTACACCAAACCGTTATCACTTCGCTTTACAAACTCACTTTCCTTGGTGATGTATATCATTTTCATTTCATCCTTTCTATTGCAACTAATATGTAGTCCTCATCGTGGCAATTGAGTTCTAACCGTTGCACATATTTTTTACTATCATCTTCAAAAAATAGTCCTTTGAGCGAATCAATAATGAGTTTTGCGTAGGTTGAATCATTGTCGATGTCCAACCTATCGTTAAACCATAACTTCACTCCAACAGGGACATTGAACTTTGAAATCGGAACATTTTGTTTCAAAAGTTCGCTTCGTACAAGCTTATGCCAGTATTCAGCGTCTTTTTGTCTCACCGCCCAATGCTTTCCCGCGTAGTATGCGTTCAGTCCGTAACGTCTGTTCCATGCGGTCTTTCCGGCTTTGGACGGCGGGTAGTCGATTTTAAACATTACCGTTTTCGTCGTTATCACCTCCACTCACACACTCGTCACCTCCGCAGAAGTGAAGATAATCGGTATCGTACATTCTCCCGCAGTCAGGGCAATTCACGACCTGCGGCAAGCGTGAGAGAATATACCGCGCATTGTTTATAGCTTCAAGTTCCTCCCACATTTCCTTGTCGGTTTTTCCCTTGCTGAGGAAAAGATGCTGATTCCGCTCGACATAGCGTTGCATGGCTCTGTCTAAGATTTTTATAATTCCATCCCTTGTCATTATCTCTCCCTCCAGTACGCTTCTATTGCTGCTCTAAAGCCGTTGTTCGGCTGCTCTTTGCTGTCGGCGTGATTAAGATTGTCAAGGCATTTTTTAAAACACTCTTCACAAATCGTTCTTCCGTCAACAGGCGGTCTTTTCCCACACAGCTTGCACAGTTTTACGCCGTCCATCAGTTCACGCGGAGTAAATCTTTCCGTTTTGCGGCTGTATTCGCGGTTCTTCTTCGTTCGTTCTATCCGACACTCCATGCAGGATTTATAGCCTTTGTCCGCGGGCTTCTTTCCGCAGTAGATACACACTCCGTCCTCTCTTCGCCGCGCAAGCATTTTCTTCTTCAGCTCACACTGCCGTTTCTTCTGCTCCGGCGTAAACTCCCTCGGCGAGGTAAAGGTATCGTTGATGCAGTCGGGATAAGGGCAATTAAAGCAGTCGCTTATTTTGCATCGCATTCGTTCTTTGCAATCCTTTCTTTGCAGTCAATCACCAAAAAGGGAAGTGCTCTGGTATACACATTAAGTAAGGCATATTCTTCTTGTTTGCGTTCAAGCATCGCGTGAATGTACAACCGCTTTCTTGCAATTTCGAAAAATCCGCTGAGGTTGCAGTCTTCTCTTGCGCAGTTCATGCATGGGGATTCTCCCGCAAGTTCTTCCGCTTCTGTCGACGTAATGAACAATAGTCCGCACTTTTTTAGAAGTTCATCGGATGTTGTTCTCATGTATTCTACCTCCGCAAGCCAATATGCCTTTTTGCAGAGGTAGCAAATATCAAGAGTTTGGTCGGACGGTTTTGCTGATGTAGGGCAGCTTTGTGTTGCGTCAACTTCATTGGGACACACGTCAAGCACATCCCCAGGAATTCTCATTGGCGCATTAGGTATAACTTTGAGGAATTCGCTTTGCCTCGTCTTAACAGGGTGTTCTTTTGCCCACTTTTCCACAGCGGCAACAGCTTCATCGGGATAAACGAAGCAATAGGTGACGCAGTAAATATTCCCACTGTGTAACCCGCAGGCTTCGCAATGAGTGTTTTCACACATTCGTACTTTTGCTTTCAAAAATTCAACCGCGTCCATGGCTTTTCTCCTTTTCTTCCTCCGGCTCTCCACAACAGCAGCACTGTGCAAACGGCGGAAACACAAATGACTTGCTTTGGTCGTATACGAAATTTATCTCTTCGTAAACCTCGGGCAACGGCATCCACGCAATGACCTCATCATCAATTCCGCTGATTACCTCACTATACACGCCGACTTCCCACCATCCTTTCGGCACGATAAATCCGTCTTTTTCGCTATCCACTGCTACATCTTCGTTGTCGTACCAATCCGTGCCATTATCATCCCAGCAGTATTTACTATCATATTCGTTGATTTTGCCGTTCTCATATATACCAATCGTGATATGCTCATACTTTTTTCCGCGCACGGTGCTAACTGTACACAAGAGCACTCTTTCCTCGGGGTCGGGCATCATTTCTTTGATGCTCATCCAACCATTAATACCGCTTTCCATAGTTATCCTCCCAGTGTGTCTAGATTCTCTCGTTTATTTGGCAGCAAAAGAAATATCCAGAATATGTCGGTGGTATTTCTCGCGTCATGTTTCCTGCATTTTTCCATATGGTGATGTTAAAGTTTGCTTTTTCACGCCATCTTACAATATCATCGGCGTATGCTCTCGCTTCGTCTCGGGGGAGACGGAATTTCCCCATCAGCAGTTTAATGAATCGTTTCTTTGTCATGCTTTACCTCACGTACTGACAGCCTATCATGTTTGACAGCTCCAGCAGCTCACGTCTGAGCCGCTTTATGTCAGACTGTACCTGAGTATATCCGCCCATGCCGCTACTTCCTATGGCTGTTTGTGCGCTGAGGTATATAGTCCTGTTGAGCTTCTGTGTGAGTTGCTCGACAAACTCCATTTGTTTCATTATTTCGCTTGCGCGGTCAGTTTTATCGTTCATTCTTCATCCTCGCTTTCGTCCATTTTCGCGCCGCAGTTCGGGCAATAGTTAAATCTATCCTCAATCGGATATCCGTCAAGCCATCCGCAGTTGCTACAGAAATACGCATGGGCGTACCCGCCGCGTCCGTTATCAATCCACCGTGCGAGTATTACAGGGGCAACGTCAGCGGGAGATGTTTTTAGCGGACACCATTCGGGCTTATCTTTCGCTCCGACATATCCCTTGTATTTCAGGCAGCATTCGTGTACTAAATCGTACTCATCTCCAACACACAAGGAACAATCGCCGCAAGTTTCGGGCATATCTATTACTAAGATTGCTTTGTTAGTCATGTTCATTGTCTTTTACCTCGATTATGTATACGTTTCCTTTTTGCTCAACTATGGTGTAATTGTCAGTAAATTCGTTCATACTGACTTCATCTGATATGTTCACAGCGTGTTGCTCGGGGTTTAGTTCGTTGGCATTGTGGCTTTTTATAGCGAAGAAGGATAACAATGTAACTATTCCCGCCATTATTGATGACGCGACTATATCCTCAAAGCCGCCCCAGAATGAATAAACGAGAAGCATGATACCAAAAAATGCAAAAACAATAAAGAAAATCGCAACCAAAATCCAGTAGCTTGTAGGTTCTTCTGCCGGAATGGTATATAGATACTCAACTCCGTTTATAAATTCAGTCATGTTTCTCCTTTCCGTGCCTTCGGAGGTGGCAGTTTACGCAGAGCGTGACAAGATTTGTTGGTTCATCGCCGCCGCCTTCTGATACAGGCACTATATGATGTACGTTTAATTTTCCGTCGTCTATTGGAACGAAAATTCCGAACTCGTTTTTGAAAGCGTGAAACTCGCCGCAGTCCTGACAAGTGAAGTTATCGCGGTACAGAATTCTTAGTGAGTAAGCGTTACGTCCTCTATTCCAAACAGTCATATTATTAAACTTTTTACTGCATTCGTTTGAGCAGAAACTTGTCCGTCTGCCGCTCAGAGGTTGTCCGCACCATTTACAGTGTTTCGGATTGACGTACTCCGGCACTTTGTACATTACGTCTCCGTATGCTTTCATAGCTTCATACAACGGAGGAAATGGTCGACGAGTTCCGTTGCGTTCCCAATAGCGTTTATAGGTCATCTCAGATACCTTTCCACTTCGGGCAGTCTGTCTTTTACGCTAATCCAATCAGTCATTCTTCTTCCCCCTTTGGACGTATCTCTTCGCAGTCATCAAATTCTGGGTCGCTGTCAGGGAAAACACATCTCTCGTCATCGCTTGTAAAAACTCCAACAAGACAATCACAACTACCCATTCCTGCATAGTTTGTTAAACCTCCGAATTCGTCGTTTGCGATTTCGATTGCTGTTTCTTCATTTTCCGCTTCGACGACCATACTGCAAGCTACTATGCAACTACCCCACACTCTGTATTTCTTCATTCTTCCTCCTTGTACACATACTCGACCGTTGCGAGCAGCTGCTTTACTTCTTCGTAGGATTCGGTGACGGAGACATAAGAGTCTTCTGTTATATCTAAAAAAATTGTAGTAGTTCGCTCACTCGGTGTCACTGCCGATATATGCCGCGTGTTAATCAGCACGAGTACGCCGTCGTGTCTGTGCAGTTCGATAAAGTTATTCATTGTTTTTCTCCTTATTGTTAAGCCATTCGCAGTATTTTTCGCAGTCCTCTTTGTTGGCAAATACCGTTACACAATAATCATAACTATCTATTTTTTCGGGTTTAAAATCGCTACTGCGCACTACATAACAGCGCACATAATCGCTGTACCTCTCGCCGTCTCCCCGTACCTTGTCGTAGTAAAACTGTACTGTCTCAGGCGATTTGCTTGCGTAAATACGCGCAAGTCTTGTCTCGGCAGGGTAATATATCACGTCTTTATGGCGGCATTTGCACTGCTCACGGTATTTCGTGCCTTGCGGAGAGTAAAATGTGATATATCCGTCCTCATCGCACTTGTCGCATTTTTCTTTCGGTTCGTCGTATCGCCATGCCGCTTTCCATCCTACCGTACAGCATTCAGCAAGTATTTCCTGCGCTTTCTTGTTGCGGTACTTGTCTTCGTGTTCCAATTCGGCTTTTTTTAACTTCGCTACTGCATTACGGTATCCGGCTTCGATTTCGTTTTTGCATGCTTTATAGTCTTTCAGCTCGTCGAGTTCCTTTTGAAGCTTTTCTATAAGTTCCTTGATTTCACGCTTGACATCCGCTCTAAGCGCAGTTTTAAATTCTTCTATCTGTTCATCAAATTCGGGCGTATCGTCCCAAAAATCTACAAAATCTCCAAAATGCTCTTCTTCAGGGTCATTTTCGTCTTCAAAGTATTCTTCTTCGTAGTTCTTCATCCTTTTCTGCTCCTTTCTGCTTCTATACCCTGTTCCATTCCGCACGCGTAACCGTCGTTGTATGCGCTCCACACATCTTCTTCGGCGTATACAAATCCTGCTTCGTAAAGTTTTCGTGCGTATTTAAACAGAATACAACTCCTCATGCAATTATTTGCGCTTTTTCTTCTATCTGGACAGCTGACACAATTTAAATCTCTGCAATCTTCATACGCATCATACATAACTTTCACCATCGCCTTTTGTACGGATGGAATATCTATATCTATGAGGTCTTCGCGGTCTCTCATCGGCATTTTATTCGTCCTCCTGTAATTTTTTGCTTCCTGCCGTCCTGCCCTTGTGCTTCTTCGCGCCGTATTGTTTGAGGTAACGTCGTGCGTCAGGGCAGTTCGCGCAGTTCTTTTGATTTTTGCAGTACCAACATCCATCCTGCGCGTTCCACCACCACCTCGGCATTGACGGACGCGCTTTTCTGTAGTTCTTCATTCCACTATCGGGAGAAAGCAGCCGAGCCGTTTCATTTTTTCGAGGGTGTATCCGCCAACTGTAAATCCTAAATCGTGTTTGAATTTGCCGTCAACAAATTCATATATTTTGCCTTTTGTATAAACGCTCTCGTTGTCGCATATCCACACAGCCTTGCCAGTGTACGGCTTGTTTGCTTCGTTCTTTTTCTCGTCGTCGCCGAAAATCTTCTTCACAACAGCTTCAACGGCGGCTTTCTCTGAGTATTCATCCTTGTAATAACGATTTACTTCGACTTCTTTTTCAAGGGATTCTTCGCGATAAAGTTTAGCTTTTGTCTTATCACCTTTAGAGATAACAACCAACTTGAATTCCGGTTCAATAAGTTCTATATTAACACTACAAACCCACTGTCCACGATTAACATTCGTAAGCCCATCGCAAGAGTGAAAGCTACCCTCCATATCATGGTCAAGCTCGAATGCATATGGAAGTACCCCACACAACCTAATACCTTTTATTGTGCCTATATCTCCAACTTTACAATTTGTATATCTATTGTCAACTATCTTGACTCTATCCCCCACTTTAAACTTTGCCATATTATCTTCCTTTCCGATACTCTTTTTCGAGTTTTTTTATGATTTCGCCGCCGTATGCGTTTTTGGTGAGTTTGATAAACTCTTTTATGCTCATTTTGCCGTCAAGGTCTATGCCGTGGTCTTTTGCAAACTGCTGTCTGCCCATCTCACACGAGCCTGTCAGTTTGTGATGCCAATCGTAGAGGTCGGTGTTGTTGTATACTCTATCGTAATCGTGGCATTCAATAAATGCGGCTATGCGCTCTTCTTCGGGCATATTATTAAACAGCTTGTCCCGCGATGCGGCTACTGCTTCTCGGAGTGTTTTGCCGTGTGCAAAAATGTCTCCGTTTTTTGCGATATAGCAAGGTTTAAGCGTAAAGTCGTTGCCGAGAATAAAGCCTTTAGCGTAATTATCATACACCGCAGTGATTATGGTCGGTACGCCGTCTACTATATAAATGTCATAATTATTTACGCTCTTTATTCCATAGCCATCGCCATAGCCATCGCCATAGCCATAGCCATCGCCATCGCCATAGCCATAGCCATAGCCATCGCCATAGCCATAGCCATCGCCATCGCCATAGCCATAGCCATAGCCATCGCCATAGCCATAGCCATCGCCATCGCCATAGCCATCGCCATCGCCATAGCCATAGCCATCGCCAGTGTTAAGAAACTCCTTTATTCGTTTGGTTATGCTTTCCATTCTTTCACCGCCTTAATTATAGCCGTCGCTTCTTCTGAGCAAGGTATTATCTCTATCGCATCGGTGATTGTTAATTCCTCCACCCTCACGGTGAACTTGCAATTGTTTGGCTTTTTTGTGCCACTTATTGCAAGTTCCATGATTGATGCTGCTCCATCCCAATACCAAATGCAACGCGCATCGTTCATCTGTACTTCCTTGCCGTCCTGATAATTGATTCTGCCGAAGAATACACCGGAGCGGTCTCCTCTTACGATATAATACTTATTTGTGTCGATTTTCATATTTTCATCCTTTCTGCCGGATTCCGTCCGGCGCGGTATTTTTGCTTTTCCGTTTCGTTGCCAGTCAGTCAATGCGTTTCTATTCCGTTTCTGGTCCCGTCGTAGCGATTCGGTGCCATTCCGTTGCTAATCGTGTCGTAGCTTATCTGTTCCGTTGCGGTTATCTTCCTGTGCTGCCGAAGCCGTTTTCTCCGCGCTCTCCGCTTGCTATTTCGTCTACTATGACCACGTCGCTTGTGTCGCAAGGTGTTACCACAAGCTGTGATATCTTGTCTCCGCGATTTACCGTATAAATCTCGTGAGAATGGTTATAGAGCTTTATCTTGATACTGCCCGAGTAAAGCGCATCCACCATTCCTGTCGAGAGAATGCCGTGATTGACGTTCAGTCCACTCTTACTCCATATCTGACCGCAGAATCCCTCGGGTATCTCCGCGCACACTCCTGTATCTATCGTTGCGCTGTCTCCAGGGTAAATCGTGACCGTGACGGGGGATAAGAGGTCTACTCCCGCGTCCTGTTTGTGCGCTCTTATCGGCGCGAACGCTCCTGCTTTAAGTTTAAAGTTCATTCCTGCTTCTCCTGTGCGTTCTTAAGTTCTCTGCATTTCTTTGTTCGCGATATCCTGTCAGCGAGTATTTCCGCCGCGCGGCTGATTATCACATCCTTGTTCTCGTCAATTATATCCTGTACCGCTTTTGTTGCCATTTCGTCCAGGCAGTCTAAAAACTTTGCTTCTTGTGTTTCTTCGTGCCAGCTCCAGCTCTTTCCTTTACTGTGCTTCGATATAAAGGCTTTCTGGCAGTCATCGTAGAGCTTCCGCATTATCTGCTGTTCTGCTGACGAGTTGATTGATTTTTTTATCCCTTCATCGTCAATGTCTATTGCGAACTGTAGTATGTGTGTCATATGTATCTCCTTATAACGCCACTCGGGCAACTTCTTTCATGATTTTTTCGTATTCGCCTATGTCAAGGTGTATCGGCGGGTTCTTTGGTTCTTTCGGCGGTTCTTTTCGGCTTACCGCTACCGCGTCTTCCTTTACAACTTCTTCGAGGTGCAGCCCGCATTTCTCAAGTTTGCCGTGCATCTCGTCCAGTTCCTTGTGCAGCTCTCTGTCGACGCGGCGGCTGCCTATTAAGAATCGTTCGACGTAAGACTTTATCTGAGGGGCTACAAGCGCGTACAGGCGGTTCAATCTCTCCGCGCCGTAGTTGTAGGTGTCGTGCATATACATCAGCGTATACGCCGCATAGAGCCTTACAGCGCGTCTTGCGTTTGCTTCATACCATGCCGTTCTCACGTTGTGCGACATGATTTCAAGCTGTGTATGGTGCGCGTTTTCGTTGTACTTGTTGTCGGGGGAAAGCGCTTCAAAATCGCAGTCGGAGAAGCCTATGTTTCGGAGTTCGCGCTTTATCATGTACTCCGTCGTGTCTACGCCATCGTCAATGAGGTCTGAACTGTCTCCCTTGCGTCTGCCCTTGCCTTTGTCAACAAACATTGCCGTCGGCATATTGGCGTTAACCATTTCGCAAAGCCCGTTACGGTTGCCGTCGTAAAACCTTTGCAGTCGCTTCTCACGGAAGCCGTAGTTCTCGGCAAGCGTTACGCCGAAAGCAACGTCAACGTATTCGAGAAGCCACATTCCGTATTCGGTGGTGAGTGCGTTCTCCGCCTTTTGGTACTGCGTTTTCTTTGCCAAGCACTTCATGCTCCCGCGTCTTCCACAATGTTGATTATCGTGTACAGCATATCGCGCCTTTTGCGGAGGTTTGCGCGTTCTTCGTTCGGCGCGTTTCTCTTGTCGGCAGTTTTGAGACTGCTTTCGGTCTTTTTCAGCACCTTCCAGAGGTACGCCAGCTCTTCCGAGTAGTCGTTGTGGTATTTCGCATAGCATATCGGGCATACCTGTCTCCCTTCGGGTATCACAGCTCCGCACGTTACGCATCTTTCTGCATCGGTCATTGTTTTGCTCCTTTCTTTTTTAGCTCTTGTACCGCTTCCGTGAGGTGTTCATCTTCTGCACACCTCTCTGATTGTTTCTGCCGATACGTAGCCGAGACGCTGACTGTCGGTGTGCATTCCGCGGCTGTCGTATCTCACGCGGATTCTCCTGCGCTTCTTCGGCAGTGTGCGTTCATACGCTCTGAAAAGCTCTCTGACGGCTGTTATTGCTATGGTGAGCAGACACATTGTCAATGCGCTTACGGCGAACACGACGCATGAGGGAACGGTGTAGTACCACATTCCGCATGAGGTTATAACTCCGAGCATTGTCACGCCGCTCGATATCAGCGTATTCTGTATCAGCCTTTGTTTCATTGCCTGTGTCCTTTCGGTTAGTACATTGTCGGGAGGATAATGCTTGCCCATCTCTCAACGTCTTTAATTTCGTAATCTCTTCTTCCGTCGCTCGTGATTCCCCATCCGTCGTACTTTGCGGAGTAGTTCGCCACGGTTGCTATGCCGCCGGAAGTCCAAATGAGGTAATCGCCGGACACTTTCGGCTTTTTGCTCGGGAGATTCCAGGAGGAGAGTGCAAATTCGGTGAGTTCTATGTTATCAGTCATGGTATTTTGTCCTTTCCAATGTGTCGAGCAGTCTGTTTCTGCTCTCGTTAAATTCGTTTTCGGTAAGTCTGTTGTTTGCGGGTATCGGCTTTGTTACTGTGCCGAGCAGTGCCTTGATTTCGGGCGGCGTTTCGTTGTCAAATCTCACTCTGTCGCGGATGATGCCTATCTGTTTGAGAAACTGCCCGTGAGTGACGGTGTTAAACGTATCGGTGTCAACCTGTGAAAGTTCGCGGAGAGTGTTAGGCGTTCCGAGGTATCTTTGCAGTTCAGGAGGAAGTTTCGCGAATTCCTCTTTTGCCCCGTAGTAGCCGTTCGACACTGCCGCTTTCAGCTGAGACCACAGTTCTTCGTCCGTCTTTTCTCCCGTCGCCGCTCTGCGCATTTCTCGTATCTGCGTCTTGATGTCAGCTATCGTCGGAGGAAAGCCTGTGTGTTCTTCAATGACCTTGTACAGAGCGATTTTGACAACGTTCACGTCCTCTTCGCAAAACATATCGCACCACACAGATACGGTGTCCTCTGCGTCCGTCTTGCTCATCTTCGAGTAAAATCCGGGATATGCGACTTTGAGAATTTTCAGCGTTGATATTACGTCTGTTCTGTCCATCGGCTTTCTCTTTTCGCTTTTTCTTTTTCAAGTTCCTCGTTGAGGTAATTTAGAAATTCATCACCTCCCGATTTTTCGCTGCAAGTTGGTGCGACTGATACGGTGTCGTATATGTCCTGCCAACGCCACTGGTAGAAGTATGTCGAGCCTGCAAGTATGTACTGTTCGCTCGTGCGCTTTGCGGCTATGTAGTCCTTGTACCTCCTGATACCGTCGGCAATAGTCTCGTCGGTCACTCCGGCTGCTATAGCTCTCTGATAGCTCTCAAAAGCGTTCTTTTGGCCGTTTTTCTTGGGGTATTCTGCCCATAATGCATCAAAACGCTCCGCTATCGTCGGTTTTCTGTGCTTAACCTCGGATTCCGGCGGGTCAAGGGGCTCAAAGCCTTCAAAGGGTATCTGCTCGTTCTCACACGCGCCCGCGCCCGCGCTATCAGTCACTTCTTCTCTCTTTTCTTGGGAAGGGGGGATTATAGGGGGGTTAGTAATAGGGCTG